GTCAGCCAGTGGCTGTGTGATCTTCTGTACGCTATCAGAAAAACCGTTTATATTTTTTTCTATCTTTTTTATTTTTTCCGATAGCTGATCATCACCCTGAAATAGGATGCTAATTTTTTTTTTTACACCTGCCATAATTTATTTTTTCTCCTTATCATAGTATTTAACCCACAATTCCTGCTCCGTTATCGTCATAAATCCCTCAGGAAAGAGATCTGGTCGAATTTCAAATAAAAATTTGCCCCTAGAATGTCCTAAAGTCAAAGCAAGCTTTACTTCTGGATCACGCCAGAGGCGTTCAGTTTTCCCGGTACATGCCCCCGTCCGGTTAGCATGCTAATTTTATTCGTAATATCATAAAATTCAATTGGAAAATTAGTACAAATTTTCAGCGCAAGTTCATGACTAACAATAGGATCGACACTCCCCATTTTTAATAGTTCAATTCGCTTTGCTATCTCATTAGGAACCTTCTCACCTAATCCCACAAGACCTCTCATAGATTGTATTTTGTCCTTATCGTTAGGTGAGATTAGTCCCTCTAAATAAGCGGCTATTGCGTTATTTTTTTCAACAGCTTCATTAGCTCTTGCATACTCCTGGCCAGTTACCCCCTTGACTAACCAGACAGGCTTCGCATCATCAAGAAAAAAATCTTTCATATCAGGAACCGGAATTTCTTCTGTTCGGGCTTCAAATTTAGTTTGTAAAAATTTTTTAACATCAAAACTCATTATGATATTACCCTATCTCCTGCATATTCAGATGAAATTGTAAACGCCGCTGTAATAGAATTATCAGCCGGATACGTTTCAACAACACCTAGAATACCTTGGCACATAACATATGGTGTTAATAGTCTATCTGGTTGAAATTTAAACCAAAGATTCATTCCCTCTAAAAGTAAAATATTATCTGAAATACCATCTACTAGATGTGCGTTAAAACTACCCTGCCCTAATGATGTAGACTGTGCGCCTTTTGTTCCGCCATAAACCTGACTTGAAGTAACTGAATATGAATTAGCGGGTCGTACAAAAGTATATGCATCTGGAATTTCTGAAAGTGTAGGGGTATAATATTCAGCATACACACCCTTGGGAATTGCGCCTGTATGAGATAGAGGCAGGGCTGATAAAAAATCTATACCAGCTAACCCTATAATACCATTCTCAACTCTTATTCTATCTATGCGATAAGCCGGGTAATTATACCATTCTGTATGAGTTCCGGGTACTTGTTTAATTTCATCAGCAGATATAGCTGCCGCAGTATCCGAAAATAGATGAACTTGGGCTATTTCTATTGAGCCCACTAAAATTAAAGGTGGGCCACCGGTTGCATCTCGTACATCAGACCAGGCATTCCCGTCTGTGCCGAGGACCATAGATATAGCACCAGCAGAAGTTATCTGGATAGATGTTTTATTATATTTTCCATTTGCTGGCCTTACTACTGTTTCATCTGTAGATGCTACAACAGTTGTTAGCACGCCTGCAAGATAGCAAGTAAGGCCTGCAACATCAACTAGGTTATTTGTGCCTGATACAGCCGGCGTTACTACGCCTCCTGTAGCTACGCCATTTGGTTTAACATTAGCCGCATATCCCGATCTATTCGACCAAAGAGTGTCAGCACTATTAAAAACTGTATTATCACCAGAATCGCTTAAAGCTACCATTGAGACTAAATCTTGCCCTGCTTCATACTGCAATAAACCATTTTCAGCGGTTGGCATAATTAATTTCCTCCTTTAAAATTATTGTGCATATGGATTACCTGCTATGGTAATATATTTTATATTAAATGTCAAGGCAACGCTAACAGAAATATCATTTAAATCCGGATAATCTTCTGTACCGCCACTAACATATGTTATTGATTGCGCAAGCCCACCAGTTGTATTTGCAATTGATGATGTTGCTGTTATTGTACCTGTAGTAGCTGCAACTACATTTCCATCTATCTTTAGATTTTCAGCACTAAAAGTACCGGATAATCTTCTTAATGTTAAATTACCAGCAGCGTCTCCCCCTAACCAAGTACCTGTCCCAAGAGTGATCCCGCATACATAAGCAGTAGCTGCACTGGTAGCACCTGTTATTGTATCGCCTACTTCTATTTCTGTGCTACCTGTTGTATATGGAAGAATCCATTCTGTACCCTGAATATTTTCAATTATATCCCCCAGCATAGCCTCAGCCATAACAGAGTAATCATTTAGGCCATACGCAAGAACTCCTTCTATTTTGATCGGCATAGTGCAGACATTCTTGTTATATATTTTTTCAAATTCCTCAACTTGCGGCCATACTGTTATACTTGGCAAAGAGTCGGGATCAATCAATTTGATAGCCCTTAGAACTGTATCCCCACAATTGGTATTATACCCCGCTGTAGTTTTGATCTCAGTTACCCTAGCCAATATTGCGAGTATAATTTGTTCTCTTATTGTATTTGTCATAATTTACCCATTTGCCAATTTAGGCTAACGCCTATCTGTTTGGTAAGATGTTCCTCTGCTTTTGCTAAAATAGGATTCATTACTTTATCACGTTTCATGATATCGGGTACTGTAGGCCCATATTTTATTTTTACAGGATACCAGAATTTTTTCCCGAATCTTCTCCATGGCAATTTATTGCTTGCTTTAGTTCTATAGGGAGGCTTAAACCGTGAATAAACATTCCTAGGCTTCCCGTTTTTGGGTTTTGCAATAAAACAATGTGGATATTTTTCTATTTTCCCCCCTACATATATCTGTGACGTTACCCCATCCTTCGTGGTTTGTTTAGTTTTATATTTTATCAATGGTATAGATTTAGCAGTGCTTATTACAGATGCGCTCAATTTTTTTTTAGTGGCTTTTTTAATAACGAATGTTTTCATAATAGCTTGCTTACCAGCTGTGATTGTCTTCTTTATTTCTTCTATAGAATCAGTTCTAACACTTTTAATAGTTTTATTTAGAGCTGTACTTACTACCGTTTCATATCCTTGTTTTAATCCTGACAATGCTTTTTCAACCTTTTTTAATTCATCTGGATTAATACTAATAGAAAATCCTGGTTTTCTTGCCATTATTTTACCATCACTCTCACAAATCTTCCGTCATTCTCAAGCACCGATTGAACAGTGTATACAATTAGATTAATAGTGAATGTCTCGTCTTTATCGGGTTCTTTCCCTAAATCATCTAATATAGCTTCTATTATTATATTACTTCCCCAAGTTTGGAGGCTTGAGGAAGGTTCAAAATCTGTATCACGCATAAGATTAACTTTGATATCTTCAACGGGATCACCAATACTAGGGGTGAATGTAGCATCCACCCCTAGAGTATCAAATATATCCTCTGCGGCTGTATCAAAAATATCTTCAATAGACATTAGTTAGAAGTTTTTACCTCTACCAAGACACTAGGCCTACAACATATAGGCAAAGGATTGCTTTGTGTATGGATATCAACACCCCTATCAAATTTCCTCATTTGTTGTTTTGCGTAAAGCTCGATGCCCATAGTGTTTGCGGTCTCAACAAAATCAGCGGGGGCAAATAATGTTTGAAAAGTCCCCATGGTACCTTCAGGATAAGCAATTCCATAATCAGTAGTTATAAACTTTCTAGCAGTTCCGGCAGCGTCGGTTACTGTACCCGCATACTCCTCGAAAGTAATACCCCCAAAAGTAAAGCCCTTACGATTATCTCCACCAATCATATTTTGAGCTACTGTATAATTAGCGAAAGCATCTTTAACTAAAGCATGAGTTGTCAATTTATCAAAAAATGTCTCATCAACAAGACATCTTATCCCGGACATCACTTCACCTTGAAGATGCGCTTCTATCCATCGTTTTACTTCTAAACATTTATTTACTATTTTTGTAGTTGATGTCCCTAAGAGAAAATCAACGGTTTTTTTAGTGATTCCAAATTCGGTAAAATAATTATAAATAGTAGAGCCATCAGCATCAATCATAAGACCTTGTAAGGCTCGCACTCTTAGATGTTCAAGTGTTATAGCATGCTTATTACGCATTTCTTGAAGTCTATCATTCACAATTTGAGAAACCGCTACAAGATCATTTTCAGAACCAAACGACCTTATACCCTCGTATGCTTCAGGCAATATAATATCATCATGTGGGATATGTGGGATCGTAAAAGATCGAACTGTTCTTTTACCGTGTTTACCTTGTGTCCCAGGTGCACCCGGAGGTTGAGTAGGTAGAAGATTTAGAACTCCGTTCATTTCTTCTACCATGACATTTCTGGTTCTGACTCCTTTGGCCTTAAAAATATCTAATTCACGAATTCTCCCATAGTTGTTAGGAAGAATATTAATTGCATTGGTTAAACTTATTGTACTAAATGCATCTGCTGTAAATGGATTAATTGTTGACATTATTTATGCTTCCTCCCTAAATACTATTCCTTGGGCTTCTAAATCTATAAAAGCCTGGGTAACGTTAGTTAATGCCACCGTGGCATCATTTGTACCTGAATCATTAATTTCTACATTTTCGGCCGCAAAATCTGCGGTTAGTTGGTCTACTATAAAATACCCTGCTGCTGTTCCACCCTGTCTCTTATACACATCTGACGCTGCCGACGAGCGATCTAGTGTAGATCTCGG